CAAAGACAATCTGACTACACTCGTAAGTCTCAAGCGTTAGCTGAAGGACGTAAAGAAAATGAAGCAATTCAAACTGAACGCCTAAGGTTAGAGCAAGAGAGACAAATGTACGCTAATGGTTTATCAATGTTGAAACAACAGCAACAAGACAAACTTCAAGAGTTTAATAATGTAAATTGGGAAGAACTCAAAGAGGAAGACCCATACGCATATATGCTTAAGAAAGATGAGTACCGAGACGCACAGGAAAAAGTAATGAATGCTACACAACAACAAGCGATTGTGCAGCAACAGCAACAACAACAAGAGGTACAGGCAAGAGCAACATTTGTTCAAGACCAATACTCACAGTTGGTTGAAGCTTTACCTGAATGGGGTCAAAAGAACTCAACTGTTAAAGATGATGTACGAAAGTTCGCAATCGAATCTGGATATGCTGCTGAAGAAATTGACCAACTAGCAGACCACCGTAGTGTTCTTATATTAAAGAAAGCTATGGAGTTTGACAGGTTAACTAATAAAGTAAAGCCTAAAAAGAAAGCAGTTAAGAAAGTTCCAAAGGTACAAAAGTCTGGAAGAGGTAAAGTTAAATCTGAGGCAGACAATGATAAAGCCAAGAAAAAGCGTACAAGGTTAAGGAAGTCAGGCAAACAAGATGACGCTGCTTCCGTATTTTATGATATGCTATAGTATAGGTTTACTGTAGTTACAATATAAGGAAAATAAAAATGGCTACAAATTTTGAAACTTATGATGCAAAGGCAATCCGCGAGGATTTGTCCGATGTAATTTACGATATCAGTCCAACGGAAACCCCGTTTCTATCTGGTATCGCAAAGAAAGGTAAAGTAAATAACACTTACTTTGAATGGCAGACTGACGCTCTAGCAGCAGCTTCTGGCACTAACGCGGTTGCTGAAGGTGCAGCAGCTGGTACTGCAGCAACTACTGCTACTACTCGTTTAGGTAACTACACACAAATCTCTAAGAAGGTTGTTGAAGTTACTGGTACACAAGAGTCAGTAAACAACGCAGGCAAGAAGTCAGAGATGGCTCATCAACTAGCTAAAGCTTCTAAAGAACTTAAGCGTGATATGGAGACTTCACTACTTGCTAATAATGCAGCTGTAGCTGGTTCTTCAGGTACTGCAAGAGAGACTAAAGGAGCTGCTGCTTTCATCACTACTAACGTGACTGATGCTGGTACTTCAGGTTCTCACGCTGCTGTAGTTGAGGCTGATATAACAGCAGTTGCAGAAGCTACTTGGAGTGCTGGTGGTAATCCATCAACTATCCTATTAGGTGCAACTAATAAGAAGTTAATCACTGCTATGTCAGGTCGTGCTTCTAGCACACAATCAGTTGTAGATGACAACAAGTCAATTTACAACGCAGTAGATGTATATGTTTCTGACTTCGGTACGTTCAACATTCAGTTGGACAGATATGCTGACCAGGATGTAGTATACTTCTTAGACCACGATATGTGGAGTGTTGATTACCTACGTGATTTCCAGACAGTAGATATTTCTACAACTGGTGACTCTGATAAGAAGATGCTTTTAGTTGAGTACGGCTTACGCTGTGGCAACGAAGCAGCTAACGGTCAGATTCGTTACACAACTGGTTAATAACTAGTTGACTTAGACCTCGGCTCAGGCTGGGGTCTTTACATTCAGGAGAGATACAGATGGCACTACAAAATCAAATAATAGAGAACCAAGACGGTTCACTTACCAGTGTATCAACCCAAGATAATATAGAGATTAAAAAGATTGCAGAAGACAACGCTCTTCTCAGACTTCAATCGGCACGTAACAGCGGTACAAATCAATACAAAGGTGACTCACAATTCTCGCACAGAATAGCTCGTATTCCGATGCTTATGGTAGAACAGATGATGAGAGATGGTATATGGGGAAACCAAGAACGTATGAAGGAATGGATGAACGACCCAGTTAATGCCCCTTTTAGAACAACCAAAGGAAAGCTATAGATGGCACTAGATACGTACACAGGATTAAAAGATGCAGTTGCAGACTGGTTAGACAGGTCTGACCTAACAGCTAGGATACCAGACTTCATTACACTGGCTGAGGCAAGAGTTAACAGAGAGTTGCGTATTAGACCACAGGAAGTCAGGTCAACAATGAATACCACTGCAGGCAATAGATACCACGCACTACCTGGTGGTTATCTAAGTATGCGTAATATTCAGATTAATAATAATCCTACTGTACCTCTAGAGTTTATATCTCTTGAGATGCTGGACAGACTGTATGGCTCAAACACTACAGGTGTTCCTTCTGCATATTCTATCGTTGGAGATGAACTTCAATTAGCACCAATACCAGATGCAGTGTATGAGGTAGAGGTAGCACACTATAAGAAGTTTGACTCTCTAGGAGATGGCACTGGTGGTACTGTTACCAATAATTGGTTGACAATTAATGCTCCTGACTTATTGTTGTATGGTGCTTTATTAGAGGCAGAACCTTTCCTTAAGAATGATGAGAGAATCCAGGTGTGGTTAAATGCATACCAGGATAGCATACAGAAACTTAAGAAGGCAGATGTAGCAGATAGGCATTCAGGCTCAACAATGAGGGTACGTAACATCTACTCTGGTGTTGAAGGCTAATGCAAAGTACCTGGGCAGCTAGTTCAGAAACTTGGGGCACTACACACATATGGGCTAATGATACTTATGTACATAATGCAACAGTAGCTGGTATGGTATCAGCAACAGATACTGCTTCTTTAACAATACCAATGTCAGTAAATATGACACAGGTATTATTATCAGAACTACACGAAGAGGATAGAGTATCCTTATTAGCTGGTACATTAGGTTCAGCATTAGGGTTCAGTACAGACTGTGTATTAGTAATGCCAGTAACCGCCACGCTAGACAGTACATCTTCTTCTAGCAGTAGTACAGCATTAAAAGCAGTAGGAAGTATATCATTAGGTAGTGACATATCAGCCAGTGATTCAGCTACTGTAACATACCCAGCAACAGCTACATTCTCTTCAGTATTAGATAATGTAGATGACGAAGATAAAGTTACATTAATTAGTGCTGCACTTGAATCAACTTATGGTATAATAACAGGGTCAGTTCTTAAAGCAGTAGGCTCAGGTACACTAGGTTCTACTGTTGATGTTATTAATAATACTAATTACCCAGAGGCTGCAACAATAGGTACAGACGTATCTACATCATCAGCATCTAACTTCTTATGGAATACAGAAACAGAATCCTCGGATACTTGGTCAACGAGTACAGCGTCCACCACCACTTGGACAGAGCAGATAGAGGATAATACAACGTGGGACTAACAACAAACAACAGGAACAGCATATGAACTTAACAGAAAACCTAGGACTAACTAATATTTGGTCTGTCACTTGTCTTGACTCTAATGGTAACATAAAGTGGTCAGAAACAAAGAAAAACTTAATTACAACTGAGGGATTAAATCATATCCTTGATACTCAGTTCCACGCAGGCACACCAGTAACTACTTGGTATATCGGACTTAAAGGAGCAGGTACTCCAGCTGCAGGTGATACACTAGCTTCACATTCAAGTTGGTCTGAAGTATCAGATTACTCAGGTACTAGAAAGGAATGGACAGAAGGTGCAGCATCTGCAGGTAGTATGACTAACGCATCTAGTGTAGACTTCTCAGTTACAGGAACAGCTACAATAGCAGGTGCTTTCTTAGGGTCAGCAACATCAGGTACTTCAGGTACTTTGTATGGTGTTGTAGACTTTGCTTCATCAAGAGCAGTTATCTCAGGGGACACACTACAGGTAACGGTAACAGTAACAGCAGCATCATCTTAAAGAGGTAACTTATGAGTCTTGAAAGCTTTAACTATATTGATTCACTGAATGCAGCGAATCCAACAACAACAGATAACGTATCGGAAGGTGATGACCATATTAGAGGCATCAAGACTACCCTAAAGAATACATTTCCTAATATCAACGCTGCAGTAACAGCTACTGATGAAGAACTTAATTATGTAGACGGTGTAACCTCAGCTATCCAAACACAGATTGATACTAAGCTACCTCTAGCTGGTGGCACTATGACAGGTGATATTGTGTTAGGTACTAATACAATCGGTGGTCTTGAGATTAATACAACAGCTACATCAAACCTAGGACTAGGCACAGGTGCTGTCGACAGTATTACTACTGGTGATTATAATGTAGGTGTTGGTGATAATGCTTTAACAGCTACTACTTCGGGTAGTCGTAACACAGCTATAGGTTATACAGCTTTAGCCACTAATACAACAGGTAACTATAACACTGCCAACGGTAGAGAGGCTTTATACACTAACCTTACAGGCAGTGCTAACACAGGACTTGGTTATCAAGCTTTATTATTCAACACCACAGCCTCTAATAACACAGGAGTTGGTTATCACGCTTTAAGAGCTAATACTACAGGTGATAACAACACAGCCAGTGGCTATAATTCTTTAAAGTCTAAC